TGGGGTGGATGTCGGGCGGGGCATAAGGCGCGCCAGCGCCCATGTTTCCCCCATCCCTCCCCGTGCCCGTCCGAAACTGCTGATTTTCGAGCCGGGCGTTGGTGGCGTCTTTGTTGAAGCTCTGCATCATCCCGGTTTCACCAAAAAGCTCATACACTTTTTGGCGCACCGGCGGCTGAGTAATGTCGAGCGCGCCTTTATCGAAGAGCGTCATCATTTCTTGGCGCTTTTCATCGCGCGTGCGCGGAAGCCCGTGAGTCGTGCCCACCCAACGGGTCGCCGTATCAAGGTCCGCGCCCTTGAACGCCCGCGCTTCGCTTTCGTACCCTGGTCCGAGGATTTCAATGAGCTTTGAGAGTGAATAATACTTCTGCATGAACTTCACGTACTTTCGAACCGTCTCTACCCAGAAGTTGATCCAGTTGGCGGAAGGTTTCGAGAACATCAACTCGGCCTGGGAGCGCAACTGCTGGATCGCCGCCGCCGCTGTAATCGCGCCCTCCTGCTGGCCTCGCACCGCGTTGACCGCCATCGAGATATTCTGAAATTCCGAATGCAGGCTATCCCGCTGCTTATAGATTCCATCATCGAGATGCCCTGCGCCTGCCCTGTGAGGAGCGTCCGCTTCGCTTCCCGGCCCCACGGGACGCCATTTGATGACTTTATCGGCTCGGCCTGTGATTTCGGTCACAATCGTATTCGCGTTTTGAATCCACGGGTCTACCGCCGAAGTCATCCCGTGCAATTTAATCAGAGATTCGTATCCGTTCAATTCGCGCTGAATCTCGCAGAGATCGAAAGCGACGGAGCGCCCGAAAAAGAGGGTCGGAAGGTCGAGATATTTCGCCATCGTCAGCGGATGCTCCGGGAAGTCCCACGCTTCAGACGATGCGCTCCGGTCGTTGACGACGACGCTGTGAAACCCTTCCGGGAAATCCTTGATCTTTTTCGGCGCGACGAACATCTCCAATACCATGCAGGAATCCTTGGATTGCAGCGTGCTCGACGAATAGCCCGTATACCAGAAATTCAGCGCGTGCTCGTAAGTCACGGAATACCCATCGGGCCAGATGTTGTCCGCCTCGGCGTCGAAGTTCCAGCGAAACCAGATGTCGTCGAGCGGCCGGCGGCGCGCCCACAAAAGGTAAGGCGAATCCTCGATGGAAATGGAACCGGGGCGGGGGAAAGCGAATAGGGCGTTTCCGATTTCGCACTCGATTTCAGGCTCTTGGCCTTGCTGAAGGACCGGCTGGCCTTGCTCGTCGGTTTCTTGGGCCATTTGCTCGGTCTCTTCAGGCTCGATGGGATTCCCGCACTGAGGGCAGAATTGGGGAGGCGCTTGGCCGGGAGCCATCACCGTGTATTTGTCGCAATTCGGGCACTCGTAGCCTTGAGTCGGCTGCGGCGACATCTTGGGCATCTCGGTGGGATTGTTCCGCACGCGAATAATCGAGAGCACGGAGCCGCAGAGGACAAAGAGTTGCGCGGCGAGTCCGCCCTTATCCATTTTTTGCGCTTCTTGATGCTTCAAGGCTTCTTTGTCTACCGCATATTCCGCTAATCGCGTGCAAACGTCCGCGACGATGTTGGCTTGCGGGTCGTCATTGGGTTTTGCCACGGCTTCGATTTCCGGTATCTGGTAAAAGTTCGATGCTACGGCGTCTATGGTGGGAGAAAAGCGGTTGATGCGCGGTTGGGGAACCCAATCGTCGGCGGGCTTCTGAGGTTCCCAGGATTTTGACGCCTCACTCCATTCAAACCACGATTGCCCGGCGTAGAAAAGAAAAGATTGCCAAATCGCGGCGTGGTAGACCAGATACGCAGTCTTGAGATCGTTCCATTTCTCCTGCGTGAATTGAAGGGCTTTGTTTTGGTCGAGGCCGGAAGGCGCGCCAGCATCCCCATTTTGCGGGCTGGCAAGGCCGATTGCACCTTTGATAGCGTTGAGCAATCCACCCATCAGTTAGGTTCCTTTCGGTCCCACCAACCAGCGGATTTCTCCAAAGCCAGTGGTTCCGGCTGGGGTAGAATCAGGTCTACCCCGGATTTCCTTGCAAGAGCTTCCACCAAACGATCGTTTCGCTCTTGCTCCGTCTTGAAATCCTTGGCGATCCGAAGCAATTCCGAGTGGAACATTCGCGCCGCCATCCATTGTAGATAGCACCCCGCTCCCGCGAGGAGGACCGCCAGAGTCACGACTGAGAGACCCCAGACCCACATTATCCGTAGCCCCCGTATTTGTCTTGGGACGCCGAATCGTCAATGTGCATCCCGTGTCTTCCGCCACCTTGCGCGAAGTAGTTGGGCTTTCGGTATCCGGGGCCGGAGAAATTCTTTTTGCTGGGCAACTGGTCTTTGAGGGAAGAGCCTTTGCGCTGGACTTTCATAATGGCGCGCTTAAATCCACGGCTGGAGTGAGGATTGCCGGGGAGATTCGAAGACAAGACTTCCTGCCCAGGCTTCGCGGAAGGATTTTGCTCCGAGCCGAAGCCTCCTCGTTGAGACTCGGAAGCGGAAGCTCCGTAATCAGCCGTTACTCCGCGAAATCCGCCGCCGGTATCAGCTCCTAAGTGGTTCGCCATGATTGTCCTCCTTGATTTCTTTCATCCCCTCGGCTGCGCTCGGGACTTTCAGCAGCGCCTCGACGACTTGCTGTTCCTGCGGGTTGACGACGGAAACGAAATCCTGGAAGTGCGCCACATCCTTCATGCCGTCGAAGGGAAGCTCGACCTCGATGACCAACCTGCCCGGCGTGCGCATTTTGTCTCCGGCGTCTATGGAGAGACCTCCCTGGATGACTTTCTGGACCTTGCAAACGAGGCCGGTGCCGATCCATAAAAGCAGCGAGCCTTCGTGGAGCGTGTTTCCGATGCGGTCGATGGTTTTGGTCATAGCGCCGGAAAATAACCCCCGCACTAGTAGTAGGCTTTTAAGAAAAGAACTCTCTCTTTCTTTCTTTATGTTACTTTCTTTCTTTCTCTCTCAAAACTGAAAGTTTTCCACAGCTTTTCCACATGATTTCCACAGAAAATGGCGAGTTTTCCACAGGATTTCCACAGGCTGAGTGGCGAAAATGCATTAAGTCATTACGAACGTACGAGTTATCCTGTGGAAAACTTTTAATTTGGGTCATCGAATCGCCAGGGTATAAACCCTTTCGCCTTCCTGCTGGACCGCTCCCAGCTCTTCCAGGTAGCGGACGAGGTTTTCATTGTCATGCTTGACCAGGAAAATCGCCTCATAGAGCTTGAACGTTCCAACTTGCGCGTCTCCGCAAGCGAAATTGACCAGCGCCGAGGCCCGCAACCTTTTCTCGATGCTCAATCCATCGCCGTGCCCGCAATGAAATTCATGCACGATCCCGCCAGGACGCCATGCCAGAACCCCGGAAGGAATTCCAGGCGCTCCGACGACGATAATCTGGTCTCGGTCAACACGAACATTACCGGCCCGGTTAAATTCGACGAGCTTATCCAAAGCTCCGGCATCTTCCGGGACATACTTTCGCGCCAGCACCGAAGTCTCCTAGGTCTGAGTCCTGACGGGCGGATTGCCATATTTGCCCCCGCCTCCGGTGGGCCTCGCCCCCATCGAAGCCCGCTTGAATCTTCCGGCGATGCGCCGGTAAGCCAACCCGGAAGTATTGCCAGGCCCAGCCGGACCAGCTCCTTGATGGCCTCCGGGAACTCCGGCCTGTCCAGGTTTGCCGAACTGCGCGTCTCCAGCTCCGCCTTTATGTTGGGGTGAGCCGCCATGACCTGGGATTCGTGATTCGGCATCGAATGCGCCAGCGCCGCGAGAAGCGGGATTCCCCGTCCCAGTCCGTCCCCCGCCCATCGGAGCGCGATGAGCTATGCGGTCGCGCCCCTGATGTCCGACCCCGCCGCGCGAGGCGATGGGGATAGGCTTAACATTCTTGTCGCAAGGACCGCCGCCGTGCTCGCCGTTGGCCCTGAGCTTTGCCGAAGGGTAAAACTCCGATCCTGGAGCGCCTTGCATAGCCGCAAATTTTGGTGTCATGTTGACCTCTTGACGGGGCCTTTCCCATATCCGTGGTGAATCCGGTCAGGAAGCCCGGAGCGCGAAGTGGCAGCGAAGTCGCGGAGTGAGGAAACCGGCATTTTGGGATCACTGGGACGCGGATGTCCGGCTTTCGCGCGGGAATAGGCCGCCCCCATGAACCGTTGTTGAGCGCCTGAAACGCTGGGCATATCAGTTCACATTCTCCCTGGGCCACCAATGATTCCGTGAGTCGGGATTCGTGATTCGGGAACCGCCGGGAAACCACGAATTCCCTTCATTGGCCTGCCCGAAAGTCTTATCGAATCTTTCCAAGTCGCGCTGCGCCATCCTCGACGCCGTGTCCATCGTCACTTTGTCCATAGTCGTAAACCGTGGCGGCGCTGGGCGCGAAAGCGCAGTATACCTCACGCAGTCAAGCCAATGGTCCGCCCCCATGTACTTTGGCCTGCCGTTTTCTCCGATGGTTTTCCGATATCCGATGATTTCTTTGATCCCGTTCGGGTTCGTCGGGCCGAGAATGAAAAACGAAGGAGAGCCCCTGCTTCCGGTGAGCGGGTGAATGTGTTGGGGCTTGACGTGAAGATATTCCGACACCAAATTGATCCCGGATTCAAGCGCGTTCCAGGCGGCAGAAGTCGGGATGCCGTTCCTGCGGTATTCATCCTG